AGAATGGTTTGCAGCGCGGTTGGGGTGTGTCACAGCATCCCGCACCGCCGATGTGATGGCGACCGCCAAAACTGGTTACAGCGCCAGCCGGGCCAATTACATGGCCCAGCTTATCACCGAGCGGCTGACGCAGACGCCCACAGAGGGGTTCACCAGCGCCGCTATGTTGCATGGCACTGAGACAGAGCCACAGGCCCGCATGGCATACGAGTTGATGACAGGCGAGGCTGTGGTGGAGACAGGCTTCATTCCGCACCCAACCATCGCTGGCTTCGGTGCATCACCTGACGGGCTGGTTGGATCAGATGGGTTGATTGAAATCAAATGCCCAAACTCCGCCACGCACATTGAGACGCTTCTGGCTGGCAAGGTTCCGTCAAAATACATGATCCAGATGCAAGTGCAGATGATGTGCTGCGGGCGGGATTGGTGCGATTTCGTCAGCTTTGATCCGCGAATGCCGGGCGACATGAATTTCTGGATGCAGCGGGTCCACGCAGATCACGCCTCGCAGACAGACATCAAGGCCGAGGTCATCAAGTTCTTGGGCGATCTGGACATGAAACTTCAGCAACTGCGGGAGAAGTTCAATGTCTGATCGAAAACTAATCATTGCTACATATGAACGCCTTGAAGAAGAAGCCGGCGGCATATGGCACGCATTGGCCTCAATGACGATGGACAAGGTGGCGCAGGAACTGGACATCCCACGCGATGAGGTCAGCGCGGTGATGGTTTCATATTGGACCAATCAGGGTGCAGGCTGATGATTACTGAAGAATACTATGCACGAAACGAAAAAATTTTACATGCCCGCAGAAGTGGCAAAACATGCGCTGAAATTGGCAAACTTGTTGGCCTTAGCGGAGGTAGAGTCAGCGAGATTTGCTACCAACAGGAGATGAGACAACGCGTTCTAGAACTTAAACCTGAATTAAGGCTTAGTGGGATGCATAGGATTGAACACTGGTTTGAAAAAATATATGGGAAATACGCATGCCATACAAGGTCCGCCTCACAGGCCCACGGCAGCGCCTATACGCCCACCAGCTTATAGACGCAGCGCCAGATTACTCGACCGTGACAATCGCGGGCGGTGATCGAACCTTGGAACAAAACGACAAGATGTGGGCCATGCTGACCGATGTGGCAATGGCCCGCCCGGAAGGCCGCAGATGGACGCCTGAAACGTGGAAGTGCGCCTTTTTGCACTCTCTAGGCCATCAGGTGGCATTCGCGGAAGGGCTGGATGGGTCAGGTCCATTCCCGCTTGGGTTCAGATCGTCAAAGCTGACCAAACCGCAGATGTCTGATCTGATCGAAACGATATACGAATATGGCGCACGACACGGTGTTGTGTGGTCTGAAAAGGAGGATAGATGAAATACGAATGGGAACTTGATGCGCTAGACCTTTTGCATGAACTAATCCACACGATTAACCATGACAAAAAATACATTTCCAGCAACTTTTTCATTGTTGGAATAGCTGTAGAAAATGAAAGCACTGGAGAAGGTGCTTATCTTTCAATGCTTGAAAATGATGGTTCAGTAATTCTTTCTGACATCATGCGTGACGTTGTGCATGATGCAGAGGAATTTTATCAAACAACAATCCTTAATAGGGAAACATAAAGCATGAAACCAAAACTGAACGCCACGAGATGGCAAGCGCTCAAAGACATTGAGCAATATGGCGCAGAAGTCTTTACGTCAATGCAATGTGGTGTTCACGGCGCGGCACTTTACAGCCTTGAACTGGTCGGATGGGCGGAACGTGTAGACCCACCTGATGATGGCCCATTCTTTGTGGTTGAAACTGTAGGCTACCACTGGCGATTGACAGACGAAGGCGAAAACGTGCTTGAAATTCTTCCAGCAACCAAACCGAGGAAATGAAATGCAAGACATCAACCAAGAACTGCTCCAGATCGTGGAACGCATCGAGGCGCAGAATGCAACCATCTCAGACGAAACCGAGGTGCGTAAAACGATCTATGCAGACGCCAAATCATCAGGCTTTGATGTGAACGTTCTCCGCAAGGTCGTGGCGCTGCGGAAAAAACGCGCCGACGAAGTGGCCGAGGAAGAGGCAATCGAAATGACTTATCGCGCAGCGCTGGGGATGTAATCATGCACTGGATACTCAAGCCATTTATGAAAACCGCCGCCTATTCCCAACTGCCTCCGCTGTATGAAGAAAAAGACCGTATTGAAGCGGCCATACAACGCGCCAAGAAGTCCAAGGCAAAGGTTGCCCACCTCTACGAAATGGCGCAGAAAAACAATGTGCAATGTCTGAAGTGGGAAAGATGGCTAATTTAGGGAATAGAGGTCCATTGGGTCAGAAGAAACCCAAGGCCGAACGTGGAACAGCTAAGGCGCGGGCGCATCTTGCCCGCGTCAAACAACTGCCCTGTGTGATCTGCAAAAGACACGGGCCGAGTGATGCCCACCATGTGATCTGTGGGCGCTACGGGTCTGCTAAGGCCAGTGACTTTGAAGTGATACCGCTGTGTCGCAATTGTCACACTGAAGGACCAGATGCGATCCATAATGGCAAAGCATCATGGGTTGAGAAATACGGCGAAGACCACGAATATTTGCCGTTGGTCGAACAGTGGCTTTGTGGTATATAAATCAGATCAGGCCCTGCGTGGGGTAGAGAAGGCAGGACACCACGTGTCTATGCGCTCAGGGTGCAGATCACCCCCACAATCAACCTATCGCTGCTGTGTGCCGCATTACCTTTGCATTACCCTATCTGTCAATCGGGTCTAATGCGCGAAGCACTAGGCCGTCCACTTTATGGAAGGTCATGGATTGCATCGCCCGTCTTCCGCCATATCCCATGCTTGCCGCATAGGCGTCCGGCGGGCAAAAGGCGCGCAGGCTTTCATGTCGCAGTGGGCCAATGTCCTTGGCCTGATCGTGGTGTATATGACCTGTCAGGTAATGCCGATGGCGCGTGTCTGACCAGAACGGGCAAACATCCGACAGATAAAGCGCCATCTGCTGCGGTTTGCTTTTGTCGCCGTGGTGAGCAAAAATAGCGCACTTGCCCCATTGCATCATAAACAAGTCGCGCGGGTTCTTCTCAATCGTAACCCGTGGTTCTTCACGATAGCGTTCAGCCAATGCAAAGTTAAGCGTCATGCTGGAATGTGGATCGTGGTTGCCCCGCAGAACGCGCACATGAATGCGGGCGTGTTTCTGCAAGAGGCGCAGAATCGTCTCAGCAATGATTGCTATGCCGACATCAAGCACCTCCCAAAACCGCCCGGCCACATCAAGTTTGTGCCGGTTTGCTGGTGTTTCGGCGAGAGTGTCGTCGCTGTGGAAGTAGTCCCCGCCAATAAGCAAGATTGCCTGCTCGGCGGCAGGCGTAAGCGCCAGAATTTTGGCAAAAGCGTGCCTCATGTCTTTGGCCGCGTGGTCAAGGTCATAATCCTGCGATCCAGTTTCTCGGCCCCACGCCATCATCCCAACGTGGGCGTCCATCAGCGGATAGACAGCGCACAGATCGGCCATCACGTTCTCAGGGGCCACCACAGGCTCGGCTGCGTCCATGCCCTCCAGCGCCTCGCGTATGCGCTCTGCAACGGCTTCTGGCTGTTCGGCTTCGGGCCGCAGCATAAGCGAATAGCCAATTTCGCCATCTTTCGGCGGAACCTTGGCCCACGCCAACGCGGGAACCATCCGTGTGCCAATAGCTTCCATGCCATTTTTGATCGCAGGGTCTAAACGATAATCTGTTCGAGCATCGGGCGTCATCCCGGCGCGGTCTAGCAAGCGTTTGAAACTGCGCTCTCCAACGCCCATTTCCCGCGCTGCTTTAGCCACGCTGCCTGTGCGCTTAAAGGCTGCAACGGCCTCTGCCTGTTTGGGCGTCACTTGCTACACCCAGCGTCGATCTGTTGGATCAGTAACGCGCCCGTGACCAACGAAAGCGGCCCACCGTCCGCCGCCAGTGACGCCGCATGGTTCGTCCTGCTCTGGATCGTGCCATCGCAGATTGCGTTAGTGCTTGGCGCGGTCGCGCAGCCACTCAGCAGCAGCAGCGGCATCAGTAGGACCAACATTGTCAATCCGTTTGGAAGTTTCGGCATAGCCTTTCAACTCCTCAATCTTGGCAGCATCTCTGCCAGCCTTCTTGCCGCCAAACCAAGCCGCTAGAAGAACCAGCACAGGCTTCAGGAGAGAGGCAAGGAAGGCGCTCATGCTTTGCGTTTGGCGATCACTGACCAAACGGCAACCGCTATCGTGCCAGCGGCCCCTGCCAGCCCTGCGGCAGTCTCTGCGTCTATGATGCCCTTGCCCACTAGCAGGCCAAAGGCCGCTGCCGCAAGCGTCCGCACGATGCCAGCAATTTCACTTGATGTCATTTTTTCATTCCCTGAAACATTGCCAAAATGGCGTTGAAGATTGCAGAAAGCGTAGAGTTTGCTTTGTCTTTCTCGCTCTCAACAGTGTGCATATCTGCGGTCACAGGCGTCAAGAACAGTGTTACTTCTGCATTGCGACGATTAACCAAGCCCTGCACAACTTCGCCGCCAGCCTTGTTCCACATCTTGAATGCGGCAGCGGCGCGATCCTTGTTGCCAGCGTTTAGTTCACGCAAGACAGTGGACTTGGCAAACGCTGTCGTGCCGATATTATATGCTAGGCTCACACACCCGCCGAACTCGTTAGCATTCACCTTGGCTGTGATCAGCGCATCAACTGTGGCCGCGAATTTCTCCACGCCTTGACGCAGCAAATCTTCGGCGCGGTCTTGGGTGATTGTCATGCCCTTGGCTGGCTCGATGCCAAGCCCAGCCATTGCTGTGGTTCCGTATCCAATTGTCCAGACGCCCACGATGTCTTTGTAAGCCGTCAACTTGCAGCCTTCGTATTGCTTGATGAGATCAAGCGTAGATTTGTTCACGCTCACTTGTGCATATCCCTCTGAATTTCATCTAGCTTTTTGAAAATATTAGATAGCGCATCCTTGATCTCTTTCAGCTCGCGATCATGGCCTTCTTTAGTCAATGCAAACTCAGTTTTTATGACAGCAATCTCTACAGCATGGCCTTGGGTCATCTTGTAGTGCATCCATGCAAACGCAATTATCGGGACCACAGCGAACTGGAGAATCATCCGCCCTAGCTCCATGATGTCTAATTCCTGCTGCATTAATAGCGCCCTTCCCAAACACGCAAGTGAGCATTGTCGCTGTTGTTCATCTCACGGGCTACAACGTCACGCATAGCCGCTGTGTCATTGGCATTAACGCCCCATTTCTTAGCCCACTCAGCCCACATTTTCATCGGGATTAGACCCACTAGTTTGCTCTCTCCGAGGTGGCCTGCCCCGGCGCTTTTTAACGCTTTCGCCTTCTCCAGAATTGGGTTGAAGTCGTGCGTCTGTTGCACGATTATCCTCCCCTCGTCCGTGAACATCTTCTCTGCGATTTTCGTCATGGGCATCCTCAAACGTCAGATTTGGATAGGCTAGGCGCATCGTCTCAGCGACACTAACTGGCATCCGCAATATCTGTCCGCGTCGATAGCAAACACCACCACGGAATATCCCTTCACAGGTTACACGATATTCTTTCATTTGTAAGAAAGGGCGAGCCTAAACCCGCCCCCCTTTTTATCACGAAACGGTAGCAGAGAACGGCGTTGCTTCCGTTCCAGATGCTTCCGACATGACAATCACAGCCCAAGTGTCAGCGGCGATGTCATCAAGAACAACGCGCCAGCCCTTTAGACCGCCCTTGGTCGAACCATCAAGCGTAATAGTGTCGGACGCATCGGCAGTGTAGAAGCACGAAGCGCCTGCACTGTCGTTGCCCAGATAGGCCACACCCATCATAATGTCAGACGCATCAGCAACCTTGATGATCTGGCTACCAGACGCATCGACAGAGCCGATGAACTCGTAGCGATTGCCAGAGCCAGTGGCTGTTGGCAAAGTGGCAGTAATGCCAGCAGCGCGGCTCATAATGACGCGCTGACCAACGTGTGCTTCGTCGGTGATCGTAACAGTCGCAGCAGTGACGGTGACGATGCCGTAGTTCTCAAAGTAATTAGACGGCATGAGATTTCCCTTCAGCCAGATGTTGAGGAAAAGGGCGAGCCGAAGCCCGCCCCATCACGATCACGAAGTGGTGTTGTCGTAGA